TCGGCAAGTCCTTGAACCCCAATAGCGATTGCTCTTTGTTCCAAACCACCTTTTTTACCCTTTTCAGTTGAATAGGAGTTGATATCAACAACTTTATTAAGTGCTCTAACAATTTTTCTAACCTCACGACATAAATGTTCAAAATCAAATGTTTTATTCTTAACATAGTTTTTAACCACCACAGATGATAGTGTGCAGATAGCTGTTGTCTTTTCATCTGTAAACTGATAAATTTCGTTGCAAAGATTTGACTGTTTGATAACCCCAATGTTTTGGTGGTTAGTTTTTTTATTAGCGTTGTCTTTTGAACAAAGGTATGGTACACCAGTTTCAACTTGTGCTTCAATAACTTTAATCCATATTTCTTGAGCCTTTACTTTTTTACCTAAACCCATTTCTACGGCCTTATTGTAGTTAGCCTCATACTCATCCCCAAAACACTCCTGAAGTGGTTTTAAACCATTCTTAACGATGTCATTCGGGCAGAATAAATACCAATCAGTATCGTCTTCAACCGCTCTCATGAAATTATCTGGAATCCATAACGCTGTGAATAAATCTCTTGCTCTTAATTCTTCAGCACCTGTATTCTTTTTAATCTCAAGAAGATCAAAAATATCTTTGTGCCATGGTTCAACATAAATCGCAGCACTTCCTGGTCTACGACCTTGTTGATTAAAGAAACGAAGTGATTCATTTACAATTTTAAGGTATTTTAATAACCCACCAGCAAAACCACCAGATGTTTTAATCCTACTTTCTTTACTACGGATATTTGACATACATAATCCAATACCAGCTGCATCAGCAGAATAAACTGAAATATCTCTTAAACTGTCTAAAAGACCGTTTCTTGAGTCATCATTATTGTAATGTAATACACATGACGCTAATTGAGGAATTTTGGTACCAGAATTAATCATGATCGGTGTTGCTGGAGAAATGAATTGATTAGATAACGCTTCATAGTACTCAACCGCTTCTTCAAATGATTTAGTCACCCATAAAGCTACACGCATATACATGTGTTGTGGTCTTTCAATTTGTTTACCCAATGATGTTTTTGTTAAATACATCTCGTGTAAAGATCTCCAAGCAAAGTAATCAAATTGAAAATCTTTTTCGTGATTGATAACCGCATCCACATTATCAGCACCATAATCTTCGATCATTTTTATTAATTCATCATTGATGATGCTATCCTCAGCTAACAATTTCATTGTTTCGGTGAAGCTTGGGTTTGTTTCTTTATGATAAGATGATATGGCGATATTTGCAGCCAATTTACTGTAATCGTAATGACTACCAGTATATGATGCCGCTATTTCAGCCAACAACTTATCAATCTCTTTTGTTGTTACAACCCCTTCATTTGGTAATGAGGTAATCCCTTTTATAAAAATTTCGTCTGAACTAACTTTTAATCCTTTAGCCGCTTTTTTAATTCTCGTCAAAATTTTTGACGGATTAAACGCAGCTTGTTCATCATCACGTTTTTGTATGATCATTTTATTTTTTTTTATTTGTTTAATTTAATTTAAAAATTATCAGTAAAACTAAGCTTCTCATTCAATTTAGCTTTCTGATACTCTACTGTTCTTGACTCAAAGAAGTTACCTTTTGTTTCAACAGCAATTTGTTCCATGAATTTAAAAGGTTGTTCAACGTTGAACTCTTTTTTGCACCCAAATTTAACCAACAAACCATCTGTAACAAACTCTAAATATTGTTTCATTAAGTTTGAGTTCATACCAATAAGTGACACTGGTAATGACTCTGTGATAAATTCTTTTTCGATTTCCAAAGCAGATAATAAAATCTCTCTGATTCTACTTTCTGATGGTTTATTCTCAATGTGGTTGTTAATTAAGTTAATCGCAAAATCACAATGTAAATTTTCGTCTTTAAAAATAAGTGTATTTGCGTTGCATAAACCCTGCATCAAACCTCTTGATTTTAACCAAAAAATTGAGCAGAAAGATCCTGAGAAGAAAATACCTTCTACAGCCGCAAACGCAACCAATCTTTCTTGAAAAGAAGCGTTTTCAATCCAGTTCAAAGCCCAATTAGCTTTTTTCTGTACCGCTGGTAAATGTTCCAATGCCCTGAAACTTTCTAGTTTTTCTTGTGCATTTGATATGTAAGTATCAATCAACAAAGAATACATAAGGCTGTGGATATTTTCCATGGCAATCTGAATCCCATAAAAGAACTTAGCCTCTGGGTATTGCACTTCTTTTAAAAAATTCTCAGCAAGGTTTTCATTAACAATACCATCCGATGAAGCAAAGAATGATAAAATGTTTTTAATAAAATACCTTTCATTATCCGTTAAGTTTTGCCAATCCCTGGTATCGTTAGATAAATCGACTTCTTCAGCTGTCCAAAACGCAGCCTGATGTTGTTTGTAGAACTCCCAAATGTCGTTGTGTTCAATAGGGAAAATAACAAATCTATTTGGATTTTCCTGTAAAATTTTTTCTTGCATAATTTTTATTGTTTAAATAAATATGGGTAAAGATACGTTTATTATCCTAAACCTTCACTAATTTCTGTTGTTTCTTCTTTATCTTTTTTTAACCCCTCTAAGTATTTCCTTCTAACCTCAACACTTTGCTGTTGTTTTTGAGTCTCAAAACCTTTTTCCGTTAACATATCATTTGTATCGATTAAAATCCTTGAATTGTCAAATAAACAATCTTTAAATATCATACCATCATCACCCATACGGTTTTTAAGGATTGATATTGTTGCAACCTTATGATCTTTTTGTTCAAGAGTTTTACCAATACTCATAATAAAGTGAGCAATCTGCGCTTTTTTAAGGTTACCACCCATATTTTCAGTCTTAACCACCTCAACACTTGTTGAACTTCTATTACCTTGGGTTGCGGTCCAACCAGCAACATTCATCTCATCTACCATACTTTCAAACGCACGCATGATTTTACCTTCATTTGACCACTCCTCTGAATTTGAAGTTTCTTTCTCCATGGAAAGACAGTCAATGTAGTCTAAAACAAGCATATCAACTTTAGTACCTTTAGAATTGATTTTTTTAATGATGTTTTTGATTTTATTTATCGTAACACCATCGGCTGGTAATTTCTGTAAATACAAATTGTTTTTGTATTCCTCTTTAATAGCTTTGATTTTTGTTTGAATCAAAGCTTTATTTTCTGATAACTCAGAAAGCGGTATTTTTGTTAAAGCTGAAAAATGTTTTCTCTGTACAGCTTCTTCTTTATCCTCAAAAAATATTTGTAATACAGTTCTTCCACTAAGGAATGCGCTACTAGCAACTTTTGTTAAGAAAGTTGTTTTACCAACACCAAGTGGTGCAATAACTAAACCAACCTCACCTTTTGATAACCCACCTTTTGTGCAGTCATCGATACCCTGAATACCTGTTGGCATTGGGTCTCTATAGTCTTCTGATAAGACTTTGTCTATGTTATCGAATAATAAGATGGGATCCTGTTCTTCTTTAAAAGTGATAGCATCTTTAATCTTTTTTTCGATTTCATCGTAGTCTGAAATAACACCACGATCTAATTTCGTTTTTATCTCATTTACAGCACTACGTATTGATTGTAATTTACAGAATTTTTTAGCGTTATTCTGTGTGTTTAGGTTACCAACTTTACAATTTTCTATATCGTTGATAGTATCATCTAATTGCGTTCTAAAAGCTTCAAACTCTGGCCCAATTTCATTTTTAACCTCAAGTCTTAACGATGGAAAATTTAATAACACATCGTGTTCTTTATGGTAGTTCTTAATTATGTGAGCAATCTTTTGGAAGGCCTCGGATGGAAAATATTTTGGTTCAATAATATCTATTATTGATTCACCAAATTTGTGGTCTGTAACTATTTCATTTATTAATTGTAATTGAAAATCTTTACCTAAATCTTCAAAGCTGCTTATTATTTTAGCCATTTAATTTTTAATTTTATTGTGTTCGTAAACTATATCCAAGGTATTCTGTCTCTAACTCTCTTGTTGGTGTGCATAAACATTTTTGAACACGTGTAATCAATTCATAGATGTGCTGACGAATATCAACTGTGTATCTAATTTTAACAGGGTAAATGGTTGCATCCCATTCTCTGTAAGAAATTACATTACCATCATGTTTAATCACAATTTTCATCGCGTCTTTAGAACCATTTTGTTCATAATTTGGTATTTCAAAGAAATGCCTGTGGTGTTCAGTCATAAAGTCTGATGCTTTGTCTTTTAAAATACTTTTAATCAACGAAACGTTTTCATCCATCGCATGTTTAAAGTTCATTGAGTTTATCGCTTTGTTATTAAAACCGATAATGTTAAAGAATCTTTGTACGATAATGTTGTCGTTTAGATAAAGCGTAAACTCAAATTTACGTTGCTCTCTTTTTTCTTCCATGTTATTTGTTTTTTGTGTTGTATACATTTTTTATATTTTATATAATAGTAATAAAAGTTGATCGTAAAACCAAATTATGAACCTTTTTTTTGATCATTTTTTTGTGTTTTATAACATCTTTTTTTTATGGTATAAACTTTCTTCCTTCTTTATTATTGTTATAAATGAAGACCAAAAGGTAAAAAAACTATCATCATTTCTTGGTAAAAAATTTAACAATTCATCTTCTTTCATCATTTCCATGATTTTTTTGATACCACCACGTCCTTCAGGTGACAAAGTTTCATTAACCATCTCACTAATAGCTTCCTTTAATTCGTCAGTAACATGTGGTTCTTTGAGATTAATTATTTTATTCATTACTGAAAAATAATCCGTTCCGTATGTACCCCATTTGGTTTCACCGTTAATGATAGTATTCAACGTTTTATCATTCGGTTTTTCAATCAATAACTCTTTCGTTCTATCGATAACCCAATCCTGGTTAACGGTTTGTTTTTTTATTTCTGGGAAATATTTTAACACTTTTTGTTCACCAATATTTTGTAAACCAGATATGTTGTCGCTTGTATCACCAGCAATCATTTTAATAATACCAACATTTGAATAGTGGTAATCAAAATAGCTGTCAAAATTATCCATATTAATCATAACCTTAGCACCCTTTATTGTCAAACATACTTTCGTATTTTCATCCAATAATTGTAATAAGTCACGATCATTTGTATAAACAATCTTACTCTCATTAACCGAGTTCATTGAATAGTATGCTATACCATCATCGGCCTCACATCCATCAATTTCAACCTGTCTAATTGATAATTCCTCTAGGTATTGTTTGATTCGGATTCTTTGTCGATCCAAATCGTGTTTTTCATCAATCGTTACTTTGTTGTCACGGTTTTGTTTGTAGTATGGATAGTAACCTTGTCTATAATCTTTAGACCCTTTACCTTCCCAAAATACAACAACCTTTGTGACTGCGTAATCT